TTAATTCTTCTAGTGGTTGTTCTTCAGCTAAAGTTCTAATTGAATTAAGCTCCGATTCATAAGGGCAATAAATTATAAATTCACATTGTTTACGATTTGAAAGTATGGAGTTACTTACCATTTGCCAGTAGTACTTTTCGCCATCGGTATGGGTGTCTCTTATTATATCTATTGCATCTAATCCTGTGTACCCTTTCACAATCGGATCTACTAATTGACAAAATGAAAGCAAAGTAAATGGGCATTTCAATTCACAAACCACATCTTCACCTTTATATGCGTCTGGACTGCCAGCATAATATTCTATTGAAGGGTGGTGTATAGGCTCGTTCATTAATGGAGTGTACTCAATACGACCACTATTTTCAAAAAAATGCTTTTCGCAAATACGACCCCATAATAGTGGTTTTGCATTACTTTCAGTTGCAAGTGATTTGCCTAACTTCCTTTCAAAAACTTTTGATTCTATATAGGAATAACCGCCAACGCTAAATTCATTTCCACTTTTGCCTTTGCCGATAATTTTATAAATTTCGGAGCTTGTTAAGTTACCTATTCTCATAATGTTTGTAATTTTTTATGCAAATTTAAAAATGATTTCTTTTCGTTTGAGTTAATTATCCGCTCGGCATTAGTCAATTCCTCTTTTGATAACGAATCTTTTTTAATCTCAAACAGTTCTATAAGGTCTGATAGTTCAATAGAAGCTGATAATTGTAGCTTTTCGTTTGCCATTAGCTCAACTGTATCTTTGCGGTTTAAATCGCTACCAAACAGCCTGCCAAAGTGGTCACAGGCGTCTTTGACTGCGATTGTTTTAGCAATCGGCAAAGCCATCATAATAGCACCCCTGTTGATATTGGACATATCTAGTTTTAAAGATCCACTATCTTTGGTGGTTTGAATTTCTTGCGCTCCAACTCCATCATGGTAAAGCCATTCATTAAGCACTGGATGCAAATAATGAACCCTTACTGATACTGAAACTGTATTTAAAATAGTTTTGGTTTCTAAAACTTCAATTTTATACAACCTAAAAATTCTTTTCAAAAGAAATTCTACTTTGTCAATTGGTAGATAGTTGTAATCTTTAATGAATGGATGCTTTTTAACCCACTTTTCGGGAGGGTTTTGATTGAGTAATACATTCAGCTGGTCTGCTTGTTTAGCAGTGCTCAAATCGCTAATTAAATCTTCATAGCTGGGGAGGGTTGCAAGTTGTTTCATTTTGTTTTATTTTGTTTTGTTAATAATTATCTTTCGTTCCATAATTTGTCTAAAAATCGAATGTGACTTTCCTGTTCTAAATCTCGGAACTTGTCATCAAAATCAATTTTTATAATTTCTTTTAAAACTTGCAACGTCATAGGGTCTGTTATTTCAATAAACCCTTCATCCCCATTCAAGTCCTCAACTTCTACTTTTTTAAATTCTATTTCGCCCATTGTGCCATCTGAATTTTCAAAGATAGTGCAATCAATAAAGTAACTAATGCCTTGCATCTTTACTTCGTAGTTTTCTAAAGTTTCCATTTTTGTTTTGTTTTTGTTTGTTAATTAATTATCTAAAGGCAATTGTTTTTGTTTCGTAGTCTGCTTTTTTACGACCAGAGAAGGAGCGTTTGCCCCCTCTCGTTTCTTTTTTCTTTTTAGTTTTTAATATATTCATAAGTTCTGTTTTTATCTTTATACATCCAACCTTGTTTTTTTACAAATTCTGCATTAACTTCTTTTTTAGTTTTAGCAGTAAATTCAAACATAATTTCTTCAACTTCTGTTCCTTTGTGTCTTGTTACTTTTAAAGTTATCATAATTTCTATTTTTTAAATTGTTTGTTAATTAATTTCGATATGCAAATATACAAGCTATTCCCATAAAAACAAATTTATTTGATAAAAATATTCTTAAAAAATGTTAAATTATTTATTTATGTGTTTAGAAGCTTGGTCTAATCTCTTAGCATATTGATGCTCTTCAAAGTCTATAAGCAAGTATTCATACACCTCTTCAGCTCTCATGGCCAGAACTTCTCCCATTGTTTTATGGAATTTATCGCACAAACTTTTAATAGTAATTTTCGCGCCATACTTTTTCAACTGGTCAACATCTGCCAGTTCTTCTAATGCCGATGGCTTATAGTCATTAAGGCGTTGGTATTTCTCGAAAAAGCTATTAATTTGGTCAAAAAAAAACATCCGATGGGATAAATAGTGGAGGTTGGCTCGTTGCTTATATCACGTTCAAGATAAGTCGAACAGATAGTTATTAATGATTTGAATGGTTTATCAACTTCAATTAGTTTAGCCTTGCATAGTTCAATTTTGCCATAAGTTTCAAAGCCGATATCTATTTTTTTTATATCTTCATCTGAAATAAAGGCATTTGGCAAATCGGTTGTAAATGATAAAGCAATATTGATAGCTCCTAAGTCTGCAATAGTAAGCCTATCATAGTCGTTTGAGTTTATAGACGTTAAAGCCATAACTACTGACTTCGGTGTGAAATCACAATCTAAAAACTTTATGTAATTTTTAAAAGGAACGTCACTCCAAGATGTAGGGATTTGAATTATTACACCCCTTAAATTAGCTTCTAGCATAAGTTAGCATATCTTTTAGTTTGTTTTCAATATTAGTGAATTTTTCTGAATATGCTAATGAAAAATCATCTGTGCAACTAAACAGATTCCTAATTTGCCTAATGCTGTGGATTACCGTGCTGTGATCTGAATTTGAAAGCTGACCAATTAGATTTAAACTATTTTTTTCAACTGGCAAATAAATTCTTAAAAGGTATCGGTATAGATGCCGACCTAATGCAATTTCACGTTTTCGATTTTTGGAAAATAAATCTTGTTTTTCAATTCCTAAGAATGACTTAATAAGAGAGGCTATCTGGTCGCTGATGTAGACTTCACTTGTAGCGTTGCCTCGTACACAAACCGCTAAATGCAAGTTTGCCATTGTTTGTTTTTGATTCATACTTTTGTTTTGTTTTAGTTGTCAAAATTGTTATTAATTATCAGTCTGTTATTAGACAAGAAAGTGCGTGTATTGAACAGTTACCTACCATTTAAAACAGCACCCAACGGATTGAACACCCTGACAAATTTTGTTTTTTGTTCTTGTTCTTTTATTTCGCTGAAAAATTTGTGTCCAACATTTTTAGTTTTTTCAAGCCAAACAATACGAGCCTTATCAACACCAGCGACAAAAAAAGTATGTGGATGTTTTCGCCATTGGATTAGTTCGCCACTTTCTACAAGTGCCAATATTTCTTTTGGAATATATCCGTTTAAGAGTTCAACACCTTTTATTTTTCCTTCCTCAAATTCTATGGCTCGTTTTGTTTTTTCAATATTTTCTTTTGCTGTTCGTATTGCATCGTTTTGTCGTTCCCATTTATTTAAAGTGGCTTGTCCGTTTCTTTTATCATTTAACGGTTGTCCATTGGCTTGTTTTACGGTTGCAAAATGCACATCAAATCTGCGTTGTAACTCTTGCTCTTTTTTTGCAAGTGAATTTTTTAATATTTCTAATTTTTTACTCATATTGCTGTGCTACTCACTCCGATACTGCTTATATACCTTTCCCTTACTCCCCATCCACTTCCTCTACTAACTCACTAACTGGAATATCCAATCTTTCTGAAATAGTCAATAGAGCAGGGTATCTAAGTATGTTAATGTGATTATCTTTAATTTGCCTAATCACTGTCGAGATCTTACCATCCGTTAAACTAGCAATAGCCAACATTAAGGATTCATCATTTTTTAATTTTTCTTTGACCTCCGTTTTTAGTATCAATTGCTTTACCATCTTATTATTTTATTTTGCAAATTTATTAAAGTTTTTTAATTATCAAAACTTTTGCCAGATATAAATAGGTTTAGCGTGTCCAGATAGTTTTTTATAAATTCCGTATTCTTTGAATCGAATTACATTGGCTTTTGCAAGTTCTCGTATAACAGAACCCCATACCCTTTTTTCGGCTGGCTTCGGCTCATTTGTGGCATCATAAGCCTCTATAATATCTTCACTGCTAAACTTACTTAGATTAGTTTTTTTAATCCATTTAACCGCAAAATTAAAGCAGTTTAAATAGTGATTCCTTTTAGCCTCCTGTGCTTGTTTGATTGATTTTTCTTTGTTCATTTTGTTTTATTTTATTTTGTTTTAAAAGGTTATATGTTTGATAATTATTGTTTATACATTGTAGTAGTTGCGTGTATATAAGAGTTATAAACTATTTTAGCTTATCGTACATTTGCCAATGTTTATCTCTAAACTTGGTTAACTTATCTCTCATTGATAGAAGTAAATTCCACCCCTTAAGCAGTTCACCTTGTGGTTCATAAAAGTTATTTGCTGTTATTTCAAGTTCTGAAATACAGCGGTCAAGTCTATCAATTTGATTCATTAATTTTTGCTTTTTATCTTGCATATTAAAAACAGTTTATAACACTTGCTTTGCAAAATGGCGGGTGAAGTGCTAAGTTGAACCCTTGTAATTCTATTGAACGGTAGTGCTAAATTGAAGCTGACGTGTTCCAAAACCGCCACTTCGCAAAGCAGATGCCGTTATTTTATTTTAGTTAATAAATCATTTCTCAAAAATTCATCTTCAAGTATCAGCTTGCAGGCGATTGTAGACAGCCTTCTCTTTTCATCAAGTGTCAATTCAATACCTTCATAAATTTTGTTTCTAAGTATTCTATTTTCTTTATTCTCAAAATCAGTTGTCTTAAGAAAGACGTTTTTAGCTTTGTCAAAGTATTGTGCCTTCATGCCTTTTTCAAGTTGAATTAATCCAGACTCTTCGTACATTTTAAAATGAAATATTGGAAGCTCAATATATAATTTTTTTGTCTTTTGATATTCAGCAATCTTAATCTTTTCATTTTCCCAAAACTCTTTTTCAATTTCAGCCTTGTCAATTTCAGTCACTGGTTTGATTTTTATGGAATCTTCATACTGGATCTGTTTACGCAATGCCTCCGCCCTATCTTCGCTCTCCTTGTAGGCTTTAATGAACTTATGGATAGTGACCACACTGAATCCATAATACTCACCATATTCGCCTCTTATGCCATGTTCAACTGCATATTTAAGCTCACCAATCTTTAATTGCCCATAAGTATTGATACAATTCAAAATAACTCCATCCAATAAGGTTTGAGCCTCTTTTTGTGTAAATGTTTTATTGAGGTCGTTGTATGCCTTCAATAATATTTCAGCAACCTCTTTTTTTAAACGGTCCTTATCCTGTTCAAACAAATCGGTTATCTTTTCGCTTTGGATGCTTTCGATTATTGACCGACCTACAACTCCTAATAAGGGTGATATTTGTGTTTTAATTGCTAAATTACTCATTAATTTTTGTTTTTAGTTGTTTAGTTAATAACGATATGCAAATATAAACCCTATTTTGATAAAAACAAATTTGTTTCATAAATTAATTGTTAAAAAGAGTAAAATAGTTTTGTTTAGGTATTTTAGTACCTTTGCCTAATGAGTGAAAAAATAGAACATAAACAAATAGTAGCTTACATTAAAGCGCAATATCCAAATGTTATTTTTCGGACTGACTATTCCGCTGGCATTAAACTTAGAATAGGCCAGGCGGTCGCACATCAACAGCTCCAATCCTGTAAAGGTTTTCCAGATATTACAATTTTCCACGCTAATGATAAATATCATGCTTTACTAATTGAATTAAAGAAAACAGGTGAAAAGCTATTTAAAAAAGATGGTATCACATTTAAGTCTGAACATCTTGAGCAACAGAATAAGGTTCACAAACAGTTATTAAAGTCAAATTATTATGCTACATTTGCAATCGGTTTTGAACAAGCCAAACAAATTATTGATAATTATTTTAAAAACAATTTATGAGTGAAAAGACAAACGTGTACCCAAAAGGCATACTATTTTTTAAAAAGAAAGACACCGCCCCATCTTGGGTCATTGGTGAGCTTATTATTACACCGACTATGCTATTCGATTGGGTTGGTGATAATGCTGATCAGTTAATGAAGTCTGATAAATACGGCAATCAGCTGAAATTAACCATAACTGAAAAAGGATTACAAGTAAATAAATTTGAACCTAAACAGAATGTGGATAAAAAAAATAATCAAAATGATTTTGAATTTTAGAAATAGTTTTTATCTTTGCATAAGATTTACAGGGTCAATAGTAAATCAAAGAAGTTTTGTTTTATTTTAGTTAATAAAAACGATTGCCTGCACCGACCCTGTGTGGGCTTTTGTTTTTTATAACCTTTGTTAGTTGGTTTATGGCTAGATACCTAGGGGCTAACATCGTAAGTGCTACTAAGCGTCACAAGCACAATCCCCGGGGCGAACGGTGTGGGGGAAGTATGGCAAGGGGTGGTCTGGATACCACGTAAAGCACACCAAGTTGATAGGCACCAGAGCTATATCAATTGTCGAATGAAAGGCTCAACTGACAAGCTAATCACGACAGCCCTCAAACACAAACTTTTTATAGGTTTGGGTAAGGGGGGCTATTGTCAAACTCAAGGTCTAACTTCTAAGCTAATCAATTAATCTAGTATTTAATCTTAGTATTCAAATAACTACTTTAATACTTAAATAACTAATAAGAAAATAAAAAAAGTCGAAAAAAAGTAAAAATGAGGGATATACTTTTACAAAGAGCCGAAAACATGAGATTCAACCCAACAAAGGCTGAAAAAGAGTTTAGAAATAAATTAGACTCAAAAAAAATTAAGTATAAAAATCAATGGGTAATAGGTAAATATATAGTAGACTTTTTAGTCGGAAATACTATTTATGAAATAGATGGTGATAGTCATATAGGACGTGAAGAGTATGATGCAGAAAGGGATAAATTTTTAACTCAAAAAGGATATAAGGTCATAAGAATACATAACTCAGAGGTTGCAACCTATAAAATTAAGTCAAAGAGTACTCAAAAAGTCGGTTTAATTACAAAAGAGTATCTAAGGTCATTAACTTCAAAATCAAAGGAATTTAAATTACTAAATTGGAACTGGCAAAAAGTAATTTTACAGCGTGAAAGACTTTATGGCGAATAAACATCACAAACAACTTTAATCTAAACTAAAAAAAAGTTTGAATATTAAAAAAAAAGGTTATTTTTGTAAAATAAAATTATGAAGCTAAGTCAATTAAAATCAAATCCAAACAACCCTCGTTTAATTAATACCGATAAGTTTAAAAAGTTGGTGCAGTCTATTAAAGACTTTCCCGAAATGCTTGAAAAACGCCCTATTGTTTGCGTAACAGATACAGATGGTATGTTATATCCACTTGGAGGCAATATGCGACTAAAAGCCCTACAAGAATTGAAATTTAAAGATATTCCAGACACTTGGATAACAATGGCAGACGATTGGAATATTGAGCAGAAAAAAGAATTTACGATTAAAGATAATGTTGGTTTTGGAGAGTGGGACTGGGACACTTTGGCTAATGAATGGGATACAGAGCAGTTAGACGCTTGGGGATTAGACGTTCCCGACTTTACAGCCGAAGAAATCGAAGCCGAAGAAGATGATTTTGATGCAACACCACCAGAAACACCTATAACCGTTTTAGGCGACCTTTACGAAATAGGAGAGCATCGTTTGCTTTGTGGGGATAGTACAGATAGCGACCAAGTGGCAAAGTTAATGGATGGGAGTAAAGCTGATATGGCTCACAACGACCCGCCTTATGGAATGAAAAAAGAAAACGAAGGAGTTTTAAATGATAACTTAAATTATTCAGATTTATTAAATTTTAATCGTGAATGGATTGCTTTACAATTTATGCACCTAAAAGAAAATGGAAGCTGGTATTGTTGGGGTATTGATGAACCGCTTATGGATATTTATAGCGAAATATTAAAGCCATATATTGCAGACCAAAAGGCAACGTTTAGAAATTTAATAACTTGGGATAAAGGACACGGTCAAGGTCAAAATTCAGAAAATACAAGAAGCTATGCAATAGCAGATGAAAAGTGCTTATTTGTAATGTGTGGAGTTCAAGGCTTTAATAACAATCAAGATAATTACTTTGATAAATGGGAGCCAATAAGAATTTATTTAGAACAAGAAATAAAAAAAATTAATGAGTCAGATGGTAAAATTGCTACTGCTTTAGGTTATAAAGATGGTAGGACTGTAAACCATTGGTGGAGTAAATCGCAATGGAATTTTCCAACAAAAGAAAACTATGAAGCATTAAAAGAATACAGTAAAACAAAAGGATACGAAGGATTCAAAAAAGAATACGAAGAACTTAAAAAAGAATATTATAGTACTCGTGCATATTTTAATAATGTTCACGATAACTTTAACAATGTTTGGAAATTTGAAAGGCATTTAAGACAAGGAGACGAAGGAGGTCATGCAACACCTAAACCAATTCCATTATGTGAAAGAGCAATAAAATCAAGTTGCCCCGATAATGGCTTAGTATTAGATATGTTTTTAGGTAGTGGTTCAACAATGGTAGCCGCCCACCAACTAAACCGCAAATGTTATGGAATGGAATTAGACCCAAAGTATGCAGATGTAATAGTAAAGCGAATGATTAAACTTGACCCGAAACTGACTATTAAATTGAACGGAAAGGACGTTACAAAGGAGTGGGTTAAAACAGAGAATTAACAATGAATAAGAACCCGAACAAAGAAAACCTAAAACCTTTCAAAAAAGGCGAAAGCGGAAACCCAAACGGCAGACCTAAAAAACTACCCGAATTAGATAAGCTATTGGCTGACGTATTAGGCGAAGAAAAGGACGGCATAACAGCGGGTGAAGTAATACTAAAGGCATTACGAGCAAAAGCTGCTAAAGGCGATGTAAGAGCTGCAGAAGTGCTATTGGATAGGGCTTATGGGAAAGCAAGGCAAACAATGGATGTTTCGGTGAGTAAAAAGAATTTGCCAGAATGGTTAAATGAAGAAGACAATGAAAAGTAATCCAAACTTTCGGTTTCTAAAAAAAAAGTTAAGTCCCAACGGATAACCCTTTTACAAGGTGGCACTCGTTCTGGAAAATCATATTCAGTAATCTATTACCTAATTTGGCTATGTGAAAATTACACAGGATTAGATATTGATATAGTTCGTGATACCTTTACTGCTTTAAGAGCCACAGCTTGGAAGGACTTTAAGGATGTTTTATTAGAATGTGGTTTGTATAATGATTTGCACCACAATAAAAGCGAACACACTTATAATTTGCATGGCAATACGATCAGCTACTATGGAGCGGACACTCCAGCAAAAATACATGGTAGGTCACGTGACTTTATTTGGATAAACGAGGCGCACCAGTTCCCACAAGAAACAATTGACCAGCTATTTCCAAGAACTAGACATCGTATCATTTGCGATTATAATCCAGCATTAGGTTTAGAACATTGGCTCGACCAGTACATCGAAAAATACCCTCCGTTAATCACAACCTACAAAAACAATCCATTTTTAACCCAATCGCAAATTGAAGATATTGAAAGTAGGCAAACTAATGAGTATTGGTGGAAAATATACGGTAATGGTGAAAGAGCAACAAGACAGGGCGCAATCTTCACCAACTGGACCACAGGAGACTTTGATAATAGCCTACCTTATGTTTATGGTCAAGATTATGGATTTGCAATTGACCCTACTACATTAATCAAAGTAGCAGTTGACAAAGTGAACAAAAAGATTTATGCACATGAGGAACTTTATGAAGTTGGTAAATTAGGAACGGATGACATATATACCAGAAACAAACAATTGATAGCCAAACAAACCGATTTAATCATTGGTGATAGTCATGGCCAGCAAAATAGGTTAGTCGAGGATTTAAGGCGCAAAGGATTAAACATCCAAGAAAGTAATAACTATTGCAAGGGGGCAAGCGAAATGATACCAACCGCAACTGACTATCAAATTATAATTACATCGACTAGCCATAACCTCCGAAAAGAATTTAGTAATTTTGTTTGGAATGATAAAAAGGCTGGTATTCCAGTTGATGCCTTTGACCATGCTATTGCAGGCTTATTATATGCTTTGGCTTTCTTTCATCAAGAAAAAAAATATAACAAAGTTTCAAAAAAGAGTTTAATTTAATTTAGCCATATAAAATAAACAAACCTAAATTAGATTTACATTTGCATTATGTATAGCGATTTAGTAGATATAATTAGGACAGCCTCCAATGAGGTTAACCCAGAAGGCTCATTTTATCATGGCAGGGTTTCAGACGTTAATCTGAATAGTCCTATGCTTTCACTTCCTCAAATTAGATTATATCCTGTTACTATGATTGTTAATGGCGGTGTGGATAATGTGCCTAACTGCTTACTTTCATTTATATTCCAAGATTCACCGCATGAAGATACTGAAGGTCGTGAAGAAATACTCTACAATGCTGATACTTTAGCAAGGCGTTTTAAAAACAATTTAGAGCAAAAGAATTACGAACTCACTAACTTTAGAGTTGAGCCGTTTATTCAATTGTTTTCAGCCGTTACAAGTGGCGTGAACGTTTCATTTACCATTAACTATAAATCTAGTAAAGTATGTTTATAGAAGATATATTAGAAAAGTTTGGCATCACAGCAACTGAAGCGTTGGTTAATGCGATAAAGACTAAGCTAATCGAAAGGCAGGGCGCAAGCGGTAGCTTTAGAAGCGTGGTAAATGCAAGTGGAAATTTAGCTGATTCAATTGATTATGTGGTGACCGGTTCAAGATTAACCATAAGAGGAAATGACTATATTTATTATTTAGAAAACGGTAGAAAACCCGGTAAAAGACCACCAAAAGATGTAATAAGAAAATGGATTGATGATAAGGGCATAGTTCCACGTGATAATATTAGTAAAGATAGTTTAGCTTATCTAATAGCTAGAAAGATGGGCGAAGAAGGTTCGACAATTTACAAAGCAGGCGGTTCTGATTTAGTAAGTGGAATATTTAATGACCAATTTGTTGACAGCTTGCAATCTGAATTTATGAATTTATTAACAGTGGAGATTGAAAGCGAGATTTTAAAATTAGTTGCATAATGAGTAAAGTATATACACTAAAAGAAAGACCAGCTAATTGGAGCAGTGCACATGATTCGATTCGTTATGTATTTGATTTGCCTACCGAAAATATCATATTCGTTGGTGATACGGATGGATATGCAGGAATTTTATTAGCAGGTCACTTTATGGGAACCTCAAACGTCCTAAGTGCAGGTGATTTGATTTATATTGACACAGCTCCATACATTGGAGTTCATGTGGTTAAGGAAGTAGATCCAACTGGATTACCATTTTACATTTTAGAAACAAAATATATAAGTACAATTACTTTAACTGGCAAAGCAAAATTTGCAACTACACAGGAGTGGTTTTTATACACTGGTTTAACCACAGCTGAAAAGTTTGATGGTAGAGAATACGATTATAAACTTAGTGGAGTGCTTAATATGGTTTGCGGTGTCGATGGATTTATGACAATTGACGTTGCTAAATTTGTAGCCTCTAGTTTTGATTTGCCAACTCCTATGCTCGATTCAATAGATTTGCAAAGTGATCTATCTTATAATTTAATAAATGCTTATCGACTATGCAGACCTACAGCTTACGACTTTATTGGATATGCTTTAAATAGTGCCATAACAAGTGAAGAATTAAACGCTAAATTCATAGGTCAGTATAAAGCTTTAAAAGAGGTGGATAACGTTATATATTCAAATGCTATGAATTTTGCAAGCATCTTCACTCCATTTAATGAATTAAAAACTTATTATGTGAAACCAATTGTGGACACTTCACTTGATAGCGATTCTTTCAAATCAGACTTTATAAACATAAATAAATAAACATGTCAGTATTAACAAAAACCGCCCTTAAATCAGCAATAACATCAGCATTTGCCACCAGTGTGGTCAATACCGATGTAATCACTCAACTCCATAATGTAGTGGATAGCTATGAGGATTTTATTGCTAGCCTAACTCAATCACAGGTGAATGCTTTAACTCCTATTGTTAGTCAAATTGTATTTAATACCGACTTAGGACAGCTTCAATATTATGATGGATCACAATGGCAATCATTAGCTAGTACAAGCGATGCAATAATGAGCGTAACTAGAACCCTTACAAGTGCTGAAATATTAGATTTGTTTACAACTTCAATTGAATTAATACCGAGTCAAGGACTTAATAGAGTAATAGTTCCCATTCAACTTATTTATCAATATACGTTTGTGGATGAAGAATATGATACCGATGGCAATGACATTGAAATAAAATTAGGGGAGGCTGTAATAACTACTATTGCAGATACAGTTTTAGAAAGTGCATCTGATTTAATCGGCACATCGGCAATTGGAGCGGTGACACTAATAGATAACCAGGAGTTAATTATAAAAAATAGTACAGCCAATCCGGTGGATGGAGATGGAACTTTAACGGTAACAATTTATTATAGAGTAATTTCAATTTAATGCCAATTACACACCTTAATAATGCACCTGTAATACTCGATATAGAGTACGCATGGGATTTGCCACAAGGCTTGGCAATAGTGTACGCAATCCCTATTAATTACGGATTTGGTAAGGTGTTAACAGATAATGGAACTTTAACCGATGTGAATACTTATGGTACTTTACCCAGCGGTGTAGTTTTGCAAACTGATATAACTGGAAGCGTAGTAAATGTTTTAGTTTCTCTTTTTTGCCCACTTGGATTTTATGTGATTAGCCTATTAGATGCAGACGGTAATGAGTACTTAATTAGACTTAGGGTTTCTGAATTTTCATTTTTTGGGTCAGATGAATATTATCCACAGGCTGAAATCGTCAATAATTGTGGTACGAACTTTAAAGGTATTAATATTGTTTGGCTAACTAAACAAGGGGGGTGGGATAACTTTTACTTTACTGGCAAAAGATATATTTACGATACAGAAAGCGAAGCTAACAAAACATTTATTGATTCAAATAGGATTCAAAGAAAGTTTGAGAATGGCACTACTTATAAAGGAGTGACAGTTAGCACTGGAGTTATTGACTTAAATCAAAACAAAAAATTAGAGTCTTTAATGACGGCAATACAAGCGTTTTATTATGATGAGGATATTCCATTCTATTATGGATGGAACGCACGATTTACGCCTATTATATTCGATTCTAATGACCTTATAGTATTAGATTCTAATGAAAGGAATTTAACTAGGCTGTTCAGGTTTAGAATTGCTCAAAGCGTAAACATTCAAAGTCAGTAATGAATGTCAGCTTATATATATTAGGTCAGCTTGCTGATATAGAGCCTCAAGACTTGAAAGGAGAATATAACCTTGCTAATGTCGGTGATTTAAGTAAACGCTTAGGCTCGAAAACTAATCAGTTCACTTTACCGCCAACGGCAAACAACCAAGCTATCTTTGAGAATGCAAATCAAACTTTGAGTAATACGGGTTTACCTTACATTATGATACCATGCCAGTTGATTTCAGACGGAATCGACATGAAGTTTTCAAAGTTGATATTAAATTCAAGTGGTGACTACGGATTTAAGGTTACTTTATTTGACACATCTGCTTCATTTTTTGATTTGATTAAAAAAAAAGAATTAAAGGACTTAAATTTAAAGCACCTTAACCACCATTGGAGAACATTTGAGCTTGCAACTTATGATGACATAAATAGTCCTTTGCTTTATCCTGTTACTGATTGCCAAGTGGACAGCCCTAATGCTGGGTTCCCTAACAACGATAACCTTATTTTTTTGGGTGTGCTTTTGCCTATGATTAATGAGAATTATCTTGTTGACAAAATAATAACCGAAAGTGGCTATACTTTAGAAAATGTAATATTAAATGAAAATTATTTTAACGATAGAGTTCCAGTAGTTCCAGTTGGCGCAAATAATAATTTAAGAAGTGATGACTTTTCAAGATACAATGCTTTATTTAAAATGTCTCAATTTGGTAGTATCAGTAGTATTGGAGGCTCTATTATTGGAGGGTCTTTTGTTTATATCGATTCTGTAATAAGCCAAAATGAAAGATATTACCGAACCGATGGCACATTAACAAACTACCCAAAAGGACCAACTAATAGTAAGTCTTACTTTAAAATTCCTGAATATTGCAAAGTAAAGGTTAGAGTAAAATTTGAATATCGTAGAGTAAGTGGAAATAATCCTGTTCAATTTAGATTTAATGTTTTGCCAACTCCATTAGGTATTACAGCAGGTAATGGAATATTTTCGCCTTATCACTTAGATTTAGATGCTAACAATACATGGAAATCAGTTGATGAAATATTTGAGTTTGAATGTAAAGAAAGAACAACGGCAGGTTTAATGCAAACAGAGTTAACTGGATTTTATCTATGGATTCAAACAAGATTAGGCTCTTTGCCAGCTACCGATGCCGTAGAAAATAGAAACGCTACTATTGAGATAATTAGCTGTGAGCAATTAGCTGTAATTGGTGGCACTTACGAAACTACATATACAAGCACGGCCGAGCAATCTTTAGGATTGTCATATAGAACAATAGCTAATCAATTAGCTGATATAACACAAGCTGAATTTATCAAACAATATTGTTTAAAATACGGATGTGTTATATTAGTTGATGAGTTTAGAAATAAGGTAAAAATAAAGCCATATAAGGACTTCACAAATGTAGCTTATTCAGATGATTGGAGTGGTCGTGTGGACTATACAGAAAAGCCTCAAATACTTTATCAAGTTGATAATATAATAGGGGAGTATTCGTATGGTGAAAAAATGGAAAAGTATGGAGAAAATGGGATGCAATACCCAAAGCCAGTTGGAACAGATTTAAAAATTGAGTTGCCAGAAGTTTTTAAGCAAAAGAAAATAGAACTTAAATACGATGCAAGCATAACTCAAGTAAGGTCGAATGGAATTGAGGTTGCTTGGATAGGTTGCTTTAAAGATTACGAATATGTGCGGACTGAAAAAATGCCATGTCTTATGATGCGACAGGATACAGGCGACTTTAGGTATAGCGTTACGCAGTTCCCATCTGCTGAATACACGACGATAGACAATAGGCACTTTACAACCTACTTTATTGAAAGTGCAAACGTTTTTAACTTAGGATTTGACAATGATTTGTTTAATATTTTTTATGCAAGTATTTCGAAAGCAATTAATGACAAACCAATAATAATAAAGTGTTTCATGAGATTAGGAATTGATAAGATAGCTAATTTCAGTGGCGAAAATCCTGTGTACATAAAAGAATTAGATGGGTATTATATTGTTAACAAAATAGTGACTTCCTTAAATACTAATGATAGCGCGGAGGTTGAACTAATTAAAATTAAATTGTAATGGCACAAGCAGAAATATTCACCATAAACGTACAGCCGATAGTTGACCAAATGAAAGTTTTGGGCGTGGCTATTGGTCAAACAAAAGATCAGTTGGCGTTGCTAACCGATGAAGAAAAAAAGAATACCGATGAGGGTATAGCTTTAACAACAACTTTAAAAGCACAGCAAAAAGAGTATAATAGTTTAAGTACGGTTGTGACTAACCAAAAAAGCGCAGTTAATGAGCTTAGCAAAGCAACTAAGTCCAATACCGATTTAATGGATTTAGAAAGTAATTCAATAGCCACAAATCGAAAACTTTATAATGCTCTCTATGGTGAAATAGTAAACACAACCGCTGCAACGGATGCAGAAAGAAAAGCACTTGATAAAAAAATTGAAGTTGCAAAAAAAGTAAATGACAGGCTTAAAGAACAAGAAAAAGCATTAGGAGATACAAGGCGAAACGTTGGTAATTATGCTGAAAGTTTACAATCTGTTATTGGAGGTCTTACAAGTGCAATCCCAGCTACAAAAGGTTTTGGAGCGGCTCAACAAGGAGTTAATATGGTATTGTCAGCAAATCCTATTGGCGGTGTTATTACTTTACTGTTTGCTTTAAAAGAAATTTTTAGTTCAAATGCAATGGTTGCCGACCAGCTTACATTTGCTTTGGATGGGATTAATAAAGCCTTCCAATTTGTCATAGATGTAATAGTTGATACAGTTACTAACTTCGATAAACTAACGACTGCAATATCTAATCCTTTTGCATTCTTTGGGAAATTAGGAAAAGGTGCATTACAAGCTGGCAAAGATGGTTTTGAAGCTTCTAAGCAATTAGATGAATTAACGGGAAGTATTGGGGCTTCTACTGTTGCAATTGAAAAAAATGGTTTAGCTATTGAAAAAAATACAACTATTTTGAGAAATACCAAAATGGATATTGATGCAAGGAAAAAAGCCGCTCAAGAAATTATAAGATTAGAAAATGAAAATACTGAAAAACGAGTTGCAAATGCGACAGCTGAATTTAATGCTGAAAAATTAAAACTTAAAAATAAGCAGCTATCTGGCGAAGAGGTGCAAAGATTGGGTTTATTAGAGGCTAAAATTGAAAAAGCAAGGGCAGATGGAGTAGGTAGCATTCGTAAGGCTGAAATAGAAAACTATAAAATTCTTTATGGTGAACAAGAAGAATTGGCGAAAAAGAATGCTGAACTAGCAAAACAACAAAGAGAAAAAGAAGCGCAGGAATTAAAGCAGTACAACGCTCAAATACTAGCTTTAGAAGATGAATTTCAAAAGAGTGAAAGAGATAGATTGGAAGATAGTTTTCAAAAGAAACAAGATTTAGTAAAGGGAAATACTGAAGCTGAAATCGCTTTAAGAATATCAATAGGTCAACAACAAATTCAAGCCTTGAAAAAGTTTGATGAAGAAAGGGCAAAGCAAGTTGAGGATGCTAGGAAAAAAGTAAATGACCAACAAATAGCAATTGATGCAGAAACTTTCAATAAACAAGTTGCACTAAATGATAAGCTACTAAAAAACGATTTAGATTTAGTTGATTTGTCAGTTGATAGCGAAGAAAACAAAAATAAACGAAAACAAGAAATTCAAATAAAATACCTTGAAGAACAACTTGCTTTAACACGTGCTTTTTTTGGCGCTGATGGAGTTATAACTAAAGAAGAAGAAGCTGGCATAAAAGCTATTGAGAATGCTTTAGCTAAACTTAGAAAAGAAGCAAGCACACCAACAGACAAAACAGTTGCAGAGGCTTTAGGGGTAGATCCAGATTCATTAGAAGGAGCTAAAAAAGGATTAGAACAATTTGGTCAAGTTGCATCTCAAATAGGGTCGGCAATTAATAGTATTTATGAATTAAGATTGCAAACAATAGAAAATCAAAAAAACTCCGAGATAGATGCTGTGAATGCCTCCGCCCTTAATGAAGAACAAAAGAAAGCTAAAATAGCAGAGCTGAATAAGAAATATGCAATGGAGCAGTATAAGATTCAGAAAGAGCAATTTGAAGTCAATAAAGCCGTTCAAATAGTGCAGGCTATTATAGGTGGTGCTTTAGGAGTTATAAATGCAATATCACAACTTGGACCTATTGCTGGTGCTATTGCAGCGATTGCAGTTGCTGCTACAACAGCGGCTCAAATTGGAATTATATCTAGTCAAAAACCACCACCGCCACCAAAGTTCGCAAAGGGTGTTATTGGTTTACGAGGTCCTGGAACTTCAACAAGCGACAATATAGATGCTAAGTTATCAAGAGGTGAAAGTGTAATGACTGCGAAGGCTACCGAGGCATTTTCAGACCAATTAGCTATGATGGAGTTAGCAGTTGGCAATAAACCAAACTATCAATTTGGGAAGGGTAGATTTGCCACAGGGTTTATACCTACAACAGATGGCGGATTTAGTGCAAGGCAAACTGCTCAAAGCTCTTTGAATAGCGTTGCAATGGCTGAAACTGTTATTAGTGCAGTTAGATCAATACCACCGCCAGTACTTGAATATTCAGAATTTACAAGATTTACGAATGGAGTTAATAAGTCGGTTCAAGTTAGTGAGCTTTAGGATTAATCTTCACTTTTCAACTTCTCAATAATAGCCTCCCGAATAAACTTTGATTTGTCAGTACCTTTAATCTTTACCATAGCTTCAAGTTGGTGAGTCCAATATTTATTTAAAACAGTGCGCTCCTGTTTATATAGCTTTTCTTTTTCATTTTTTTTTGGTGCGCCTTTATCTCCCATAGTTGTGTAAAGATTTAATTATTGAATAAGACGCTACGATTACAAAGTACTTACCAACAGCTGACCAATCAGAAAGTTTTAAACTCCATTCAATTAGCGATGTACAAAAGTACACAACAATAACAACTGCAATCATCACAGCCACGTTTATTGATAGGTTTATAAATT